TGTAAAGTTAATGGTACCCACATACCAACAGCTTGACCTGGATTATAATATTGTAGTACATTATATAAAATAGGACCCAATATAAAATCAAATATACATGTTGCCATATATGTCCAACCCATCATAGGTCGCCATTTTTTTTGCATCCAATCTTCTTTTTCTGCTGCCATTTTTATTCCTTAGAATTTAGGGTATAATCTAGTTGTTTCAACATCAAAGTTGGGGAATTGTGGTTTATCGTCATATGGTCCAATTCCCGGTTGAGTACCATTAGAGGTCAATAATTCATTACCATTCACAACTAACCCATTTGCGTTACTTTCTGTTATAGTATTGGTTGTCCAATATCTATAGTTCATTGATACCTGTAATTTCATTACATCTTTTGAACTATAATCCATTTGAATAGGACTAACCGCCTTAGGATAACATTCAAATAAATTAACAATATATCTAGCCTTATCTTCTTTGTCTAATACAGTAATAGTAATAGGAGTAATATATTCTTGATAATAATTAAATTTACGGGTAATTGGATTTTGAATGGAATTAATCCATGTATCAAATAATGATTTAGCATTCATATTGTTATCAACATAGAATGTAAAATTAACATTATCAAATAATCTCTCCCAAGGCATCTCTCTAATTTCACCATATGTTCTTGATGGTTGAGTTGAAATTGATACACCCGGTAAACTTACAGTATCACATTGCATCAATACTGTTTCTAAATCCCCTGTATATACCGTTGATGATTGCATAATAGGAGGTACGGCAAAATTTACCATATACCTATTGGAGGTCATTAATCCAGTGGTTTGAATTGATGCCACAAATTTATTTAGTGTACTCATCTGCCGATTGCCCGTTTAGAATCTTGCCATACGTTTAGTTTATTACTACCAACAAATGATTCTACAGGTAACATCATTGCTGTTGCCCAATCATGCGGTAGAATTTTTTTAAATGGAGATCTAACATGACCATTTAAATATTGTTTAATACATGGTTCTGCTGCTTTGTATTTAGAAACACCATTAATAAGATCCCATGAGTACCTAAGTTTAGTTGTCTCATCCATTTTGGTATTGTTTCTAAATATACTCAATCTATCCAATAATACAACCCGCATTTGATATGGTAAATAATGTAAATTTAATCCCATAAATCCTGTTGCGGTTTTCTTAAATGGTAACAATAAAGGAAATCTATCCCAATATGGTAATGTCTCTTTATTCTTTGCATCATAGAAGAACATATACATATTACCCGGCATTATATTTGCCACTAATGGATTATCTCCATTTCTCATTACATTCTTAGGAGTTACTCCTTGACGCTGAATCAATAATACCTGTTGCTGAAACCATGCTTGGGACTTACGCGAAGCATTATGCAAATTATATTGATTGCGTTGAAATATATCCGATAAGGTTTCTGTTTTAGCCATAAATAAATTGTACTTTAATTCTTTTTAGTGTTATTATATCTTTATTGGGACCGTTAAGTAATACATATACTATATTTATATACCCAATTCTCTTTCTGTTATAATCATAAACAACCATCCTCTATCTTTACAGTATTCTTCTGCATATTTCCATTTAGATTGATTCTTAATGAATGTCATAGATTCATTGATATAACGTTTTGTTTGTCTACCAGGGAATTTTGGTGGAACAGTTTGTCCTAATGGTTTAACTTCAACAAGATATGTTTTAATGGTACCATCCCTTGATTTAATTTGAATTCGAAAATCCACAAAATATCTATGAATCTTATTATCAGTTGCACATCTATATGGTATTATAGTCTCTTCCGATGAATATGATAATACATTGGGAGAAGTATCACACCACTTCATGAATTTAAATTCCCAAGAAGAGCGATAAATAATATTGGTAGGATCACCCATATACTTAATGGGATTAATGGGTTTAAATTTTCCCTGGTGATACTTTGCCACTTAATTCTTCTATAATAGTATAAATATATATTTATACACTATATAAATATATTAACTAAATACAATTCAAAGGTTTATATGGCTGATCCAAGACCCTCTTTTATGACTGGAAAAACAGAATCAGATTCTAGTTCGGGTTCTGTATTACAAGATTTAAAACAACTTAAAAACAAAAGAACTTCATTCAATGAAAATTCTGAATATAGAATTGACAATTTGTCATATCCAATTGATTTACTAAGTAACAATACTGATAATACCGGAAAATACCCAAAGACAGGTGGTACAGAATATGGTAGTAATTATGTGGTATTTTATATTAACGTAAATGAGAGTTCTAAATTATTGGTGGAATCAGATCAATGGTATGGTAATAAAGTTGTACAAAATTTTACCCCAAATGATGCTTCAAGAATATCAGGACAAGGCATAACTGCAGGAGAAGCAGCAGTAGGTATTGGTTTAGGAACCGCTGTTGAAGGTGGTACTCTTGGTGCAATTGTTGGTGGTAATGCAAAAGGTGCTGCATTAGGTGCTGCAGGTGGTGGTATCGCCGGTGTTGTCGGTGCAGGGGTTATTATGACTCAAACAGGTGCTGCTAAATCTAAAGATACAATGACTGAAATAAAATCACCTGCATTCTCTAAACAAATGAAACGTTTAGTTACTGCAATTGCATTACATACACCAAATCAATTTACCACAAGATATGGTATGAATTGGAATGAAACAGATACAGATGCATTTCAATTGGCAATGAGAGGTGGAGAAACTCTAGGTAAAGCTATTAGTGATTACGCAACAGGTAATGTTAGTAATGTATCTGAACCATTAAAATCAATGGCTTCTGCTATAATGTTAAAGACTTCATCAGGCAAAGAAGCTGTATCCGCAATTACAGGTTTAGCACCTAATCCTAAGAAAGAACAAATATTTAAGAGTGTTGATTTTAGAACATTCCAATTTGAATATAACTTCTTTCCTAAATCAAAACAAGAATATCAAAACGTACAAAATATAATCTATTTATTTAAGTTACATATGCATCCTGAATATAAGGATACCGGTAATTTCTTATACTTATATCCTTCTGAATTTGATATTGTACATTATAGTGGGATTGATGAAAACTTTAATCTTCCAAGACATACATCATGTGCATTATCTGAATTATCCATTAACTATTCACCACAAGGCCAATTTACAAGTTTTGATGGTGGTGCACCAACTCAAATTAATATTGTCATGACATTTAAAGAATTATCACAATTGTCAAAAGAAAGAATCCAAGAGGGCTTCTAATGTATTTCGCAAACTTCAATAAGATATATTATGACTTCGAAATAAATGGTAAACGTACCATTAAGATTGTAAGTGATATAACCAAGAATGTTAGATTTCGTCAAGAATTATTATCAGGAATTACCATATATGATGAATATGATATTAAAGATGGTGAGACACCTGAAATCATTGCAGAAAAATTATATGGTAGTGCAAAATATCATTGGATAATTATGTTGGTTAATGAACGATATGACTATATTGAAGACTTTCCTGTCTCTTCATATTACCTAGATAAAATAGTAACTCAAAAATATGGTGTTGGACATGAATATGATACACATCATTATGTTGATGTTACAGGTTATATAGTTGACCAATGGAATCCTGAAGCAACATCTGTTTCTAATTTTCAATATGAAGATGATTTAAATGAATCTAAACGTAGAATCAAATTAATATCTAAATCCATGGTTAACGATATCGTTAAAAATTATAACTTAATATGAGTATAGCTGAAAGCATTAGATTTGCCGGTGATATCACTATTGAACTTGCATCAATAGTTACATCTAAAGGTCTTACACAAAACATAACAAATCAAGTTATGGCAATAGAGATATATGAAGATCTCTATTCACCATTTATGTCAGGTGTTCTTAATATAAAAGAATCTTTGGATTATATTAATTTATTCCCTTTTATTGGTGAAGAGTATCTAACATTAAAAATACATACACCAACTTTTCCTATTGAACAACATATCGATCAGCAATTTTACATATACAAAATATCCAATAGAGAAATAGTTGGACATAAGAGTATGGTATATCAATTGCACTTTATTTCAAAAGAAGCTTTGGTTGATGTGAATAAACATATTAGCAAATCATATTCAGGTAATATATCTGATATTGCACAAGATATATGTTCAAATAAAACCGATGGATTAGAATCAGATAAAGTTTTAACTATTGAGAAGACCGCAAATAAAACTAAGTTTGTATCTAATTTTTGGTCACCTGTAAAATGTTTAAATTATTCAGCAGGAACAGCGGTTAATCCACAGGGTTCAAGTAATTACTTATTCTTTGAAAGTAGAAAAGGTTTAAATTTTGTTTCATTGGATTCATTATATAGTCAATCTATTACACAAGAATTTGTATATGATAATTTCTCAAGAGATATAATGGCTGATGGTCGTTCTCTTACCAATGTGGAAGAAGACTATAAACGTATAATGGAAATTAGAGTACCCACAGTATTTGATTACTTTGAAAGAATTCGTTCAGGTATGTTTGCATCTAAAATGATATCACATGATATTACCACAAAGAAATATGTTGCTAAAAACTTTGAAATGTTATCTGATTTTTCAAACAATGTGCATTTAAATGAATTTCCTTCTGCATCTACATCTAATATTAAGACTCAAGCTGCATTACTTATTAATTACCAAAAACAATATAATCTATTTAATAGTTATGGTGATGTCACAAATGCTGCAACATTACAAAAACGTTTATCACAACTCCAACAAGCAGAAGCAACTAAATTGGAAATAATGGTATTAGGTAGAACTGATTATACGGTTGGGATGAAAGTAAAATTAAACTTAAATAAAATTCAACCATTATTAAAAGCAGATTTGCCACAAGATTCTAGGGATAATATATTATCAGGCAATTATATTATCTCTGCTGTAAGTCATTACATAAATAGAGATATGCATGAATGTACAATAGAAGTAATTAAAGATTCTTTTGAAATAGATTTAAATGAGAATACTAAATAATGCAATTATATACCGGCGTAGTTGAAAATAGACAAGACCCACAAAAACTAGGTAGATGCCAAGTTAGAGTTGTGGGTCTCCATACTCATGATAAGTTAAAACTAAAAACTGAAGATCTGCCTTGGGCTTATCCAATGCAACCAATTACTTCCGCTGCCATGTCAGGAATTGGGCATTCACCTGTTGGTCCTGTTGAAGGAACTTGGGTTGTCATCATGTTTAGAGATGATGATGAACAAATGCCCATCATATTGGGTACTGTTGGTGGTATACCACAAGAAGCAGGTGCAATTGATGAAGATCCAAGTGGTATAGCACTAAAATCTTCAGATGGTACTACTCCTAGCGATAATCAAGAAATTGTATCTAATAATGATGGTAATAATGTTACCACTAGTGGAGAAGAAACACCCACTCCAACTCCAAGTCAAACACAGGATATTCCTAGAACTCCACCTCAAGGTACAAGTAATCCACAAACAGCATCCACAAATATTGAAGCATTATTAGCAGCATGTGATAAAGTAGGATTAACCACAAAGGAACAAAAGTGTACTGTCCTTGCTTTGGCAGGTGGTGAATCAGGTTGGATTCCTAAGAGTGAAGGATACAATTATTCAGCTGAAGCATTAATGTCCACATTTGCAAGTACATTTGCAGGTAAACCTGAGTTGGCAGCACAATATGCAAGATGGAAAGGTACAAGAGAATCTTTCTTTAATTTTGTATATTCACCTGACCATAATGGTTCAGCACTTGGCAATACTCAAGCAAATGATGGTGGTAAATATTATGGACGTGGATTCATTCAACTTACCGGTCGATACAATTATCAAAAATATACATCACAAGCACAAGCTTTAGGTTTATCAATTGACCTCATTACTAATCCTGATACATTAAATTCAGATATTAATACCAGTGCAATTGTTGCATGTTTATATGTTAAAAATTCAACACCTAGTAGTGTTGTTGCCACTGATAATCCAGGTTATTTTTATGCGGCAAAACGTAAAGTAGGAAATGATACAGGTGAAGGTGCAGCTAAGCGTGCAACATACTATGCATATTTTTATGGTGAAGGTGCAGGAACTGCAAGTACAGGAACTAAGGATGCAGGAGCAGCACAACCAACAGAACCACAAGATAATCTTTCTCCTGCTCAATCATCTAAAGCGGGTGAAATAGGATTCAAAGATCCTAATAGTAAATACCCATTACCGGATTTTATGAATGAACCTGATACCAATAGATTAGCACGTGGTATTTCAAAAGGAACAGTTGTTCCTATAAAGGATTCCATTAGAGCAGTTGGTATACCAAAGGCTTTAAGTTCAAGTACATTTGATGAACCTGTTTCATCATTCTCTGCTAAGTATCCATTCAATCATGTGTTTGAAACAGAATCAGGCCATGTACAAGAATGGGATGATACTCCAGGACATGAAAGAACGCATACTTATCACAGGAAAGGCACCTTTACTGAAGTAGACCCAAATGGTACAGAAATACATCATATTGTAGGTGATTCCTATACGATTATTGATAGAAATGGTTGTATTTATGTGACTGGGGAGTGTAATCTCACCGCTGATGGTAACATTAACATAATGTGCAGATCTAATGCAAATGTTGAAGTACTTGGTGATGCTTCAATGAAGGTTGGTGGTAATTTTAATATAGGTGTTGGTAAAAATATGACAGTTGCTGTTGGAGGGTCATTCTCATTACAAACCAAATCAAGTTTAACTTTACAGGCAGGCACTAATGTTAATATACTAGCAATTGGTGGATTATATGGATATTCAAATGGATCCACCCATTTAAAAGCTAGTGGTAATATGAATATTGATGGTAAAATATTACATGTAAATAGTGGAACAAGTAAAGCAGCATCAAGTATTAATCTCACAATACCTAGTGCAACCACACCATTAAATAAAGAACTTCCATATTTAGTGGCTCCTGCCCCTGAAGGTGAAGAAGTTTATAAATTTGAATCAGAAGAAGATTGGGCTACGCCGGAAGGACAAGCGGCTAAACAAGAACTTGAGAAAAAACATGGAGTATCAACACCGGAAAATACAACAGCGTCAGAATCTGCAACTGCAAGTGGTGGATCTTCATCTGTTGTTCCTGCTAGTTGTAATCTAATTATGAATACTGAAACATTTACATCTGACTTTAGATTATCAGAACACTTTACTTTAGGTATGTTGTTTGATGGTGGATTCAATTGTCAACATAAATTGGTAAATCAAAATGGATTAACTAAACAAGAGATTGTATGTAATCTATCTCAATTATGCCAAAACATATTAGAAGTATATTTAAGTGTTCTACCTGGTGGGATTGGTGGATATGGCACATTATGGAAAATTGGATCAGGTTATCGTCAAGGTGCTTCATCATCTCAACATAATAAAGGTCAAGCATGTGATGTTAACTTAATAGGAAATGGTTCAGATAGAAAACAAAAAACATTTGACCTAGTACAAAAATTAGAAAAAATTGTACCATACGATCAAATTATTCTAGAGTATAGAGCACCTAGTTCTAATTGGATTCATACAAGTTATTCAGTAGACAATCGTAGAAAAATGGCTTTCACTATGCTTAATGATTCAACATACAAACGTAATTCAGCGGGTCAACCTGCCGGATTCTATTTACTATAGGATAAGATATGGTATCAGCATATACCTGGAACCCTACCAATACACTATTTGAGGATATCGAATTAGTGGAGTTTATTGGTACCACAGGAACAGTTGTCACAGTAATACCTAGAATTCCTATTGCACCACCGGGAATAGCAGATATATACACTATTCATTCGGTTAATGTAATATCAGGAACAATTCCTAGTGATTTGATTATAAATATATCTGGAGATCATTTTACAATTAAAAGTAAATTTGCAGATATGTTTTATAGAACAATAAAATATATTACACAAGACCAAGATTTAACAGTTCATGATAATATAGTTCATAGATTTGCAGATGTGCCCACACATTTTACAGGAATATATCAATACATTCCACCACCTTCAGATTATATGGATATAGTATTTGCTGTACAAGTAACAGGTTCAGTTTCAGGAAGTTTTACATCAAATTGGACGGTATCTCTTAGACATGATTGGACTTCATCTAATACACAATTAGCCACACTATGTAGTTTAGGAACAGGAGTAATAGAATAATGGCAGGAGCAGTTAGAGTTGGTGATATGTCCGCAGGACATTGTTTCTTTCCTAGACCTTGTATTGGAGGTTCACCTAATGTGTTTATAAACGGTAAGGCAGCACATAGAGTGGGTGATTCATGGCCTCTTCATAGATGTCATAAACATAAATCACATGATAGTGTTATGGCTCAAGGTTCACCAAATGTTTTTGTAAATGGTAAAGCATTGGCTAGAGTTGGTGATATGATGTCCTGTACCGATATAGCTGCACAAGGTTCTTCTAACGTATTCATTAATTAAGTATAAATATCTTATGGCTCGTAATACTCGCACTTTTTCCGATTTAGACTTAAACTTCTTAAGTCACCCAGAGACGCGTGACGTCACTCATAAGTATAATGAGCAAGCAATTAAACAGTCAATACGTAATTTAATTATGACACAAAACTTTGAGAGACCATTTCATTCAGAAATTGGTTCTCAAATTAGAGGTTTATTATTTGAACAAATAACTCCAATGCTTCATTTATTAATTAAAAGATCCATATCGGATACCATAATTAATTTTGAACCAAGAGTTAATTTGATAGATGTTCAAGTTAGAATATCACCAGATCAAAACGATGTATATGCTAGCATAGAATTTTCTATAGTTAACACATCAATCCCATTACAAATAGATTTAGTCCTTAAGAGAACTCGCTGATGGCCAACACTAGAATTTCAACGTCAGAACTTGATTTTGACCAAATTAAAACAAACCTAAAAACATATTTAGGAGGTCAACCTGAATTTCAAGATTACGATTTTGAAGGATCAGGTATGGCAATACTTTTAGATGTATTGGCTTATAATACCCATTATAATGCATTGTATACAAACCTTGCTGTTAATGAATCATTTTTAGATTCTGCATCTAAACGTTCAAGTGTGGTATCTTTAGCCAAACAATTAGGGTATGTACCTCAATCTGCAACAGCATCAACAGCAATAGTAAATGTTGTTTTATCTTCACCAACTTCAACTCCTGCTCTATTGGCATTACCTAAACATACATTATTTGTATCTTCGGTTAATAATACTAATTATAATTTCTATACCACAGAAGATATTGTTACCACTTATGGTATACCAACTGCAGGAAAATACACATTTGAGAATGTTGCTATTACTGAAGGAACACCATTATCATTTAGATACGTGGTAAGTGAAGGTCAACAATATTTTATACCAAATGTAAATGTTGATTTATCCACATTGAAAATTCAAGTACAAGAATCTGCATTATCAAGTGTATATAATACCTATAATAAAGGGGATAATATATTAGGTATTACTGCAACGTCTAAAGTATTCTTCATAAAAGAAATTGAAAACCAAAAATACCAAATAGAATTTGGTAATGGTGTAATTGGTCAAGCATTGGAAAATGGTAATGTTGTACATATAGAATATTTTGTTACAAATGCTTCTTATGCAAATAATGCTAGAGTATTTAATTATCAAGGTTCCACTATTTTAGGTGGTATAATATCCACACCAACAGTTGCTGCGGCAACAGGTGGTACCGAAATTGAAAGTATTGATAGTATTAAATATAATGCTCCTAGACATTTCTCTGCACAAAATCGTGGAGTTACTGTTGAAGATTATAAAAACTTAATATTAAGTAATTATCCTGCAGCTCAAGCTGTTAATGTATGGGGTGGAGAAAATAATAATCCACCGGTATATGGTAAAGTATTCATTTGTGTAAAACCAAATGGTGCATTGGCATTAGCACCGGATGAAAAGGCTACAGTAAAAGGAATATTATCAAATAGAAATGTGGTATCAATTGTTCCTGAATTGGTTGATCCTAATTACATTTATATTGAAGTAACTAGTTCTGTTTATTATACCACAAGAGATACGATTAGAACTGCCGATGATATTAAAACATTGGTGACTCAAACAATTAAAGACTTTAACACATCTGATTTACAACAATTTAATAGTGTATTTAGACAATCTAAATTATCTCGTTTAATTGATGCAACAGAACCTGCAATTGTAAGTAATGTAACCACAATTAAATTACATAGAAGAATATTACCATTCTATGATGTTGCTTCTCAATATACAATTAATTTAGTTAATCCAATTTACTCATCAGGTGCAGCAGAAGAAGCAATTATAACTAGTGGATTTTATGTATTAGGAAGTTCTGTATTACATTATATTGATGATGATGGAGTTGGTAACTTAAGATTATTTACATATAATGGTACATATAAGAATTTTGTTAATTCTAAAGTTGGTACTGTAAACTATACAAAAGGCATTATTGATGTTGTTGATTTACATATCACAGGATTAGATTTAAATTCCACATATGAAGAATTATCATTTATCATTAAACCTCAATCATATGATGCTGTATCTGTTAGAGACCAATTAGTAACTATACCTGATGACCATATAAATGTCACAGTTATTGTTGATAAGTTTGCAGGAAATGATCCTGAAGGTGGTTTAAATTATGTATTTAGTTCAAGCAGATCTTAATAATGGCTAAAACAAAAGTATCCACGATTGTATCTAAACAAATACCGGAATTTGCTAGGGCAGATCACCCTATGTTTGTGGCGTTTGTTGAAGCATATTATGAATTTTTAGACCAATCAGAAAATAGAAGTATTGATACAATAAGAGACATTGATAATACTCTTGATGAATTTGTTACTCATTTTAAGAATGAATTTGATTTTAATGGGATGCACTATAATAATATAGATGAAAGATTCTTATTAACTCACATTAAACAAATATATACAGCAAAAGGTACCGATGCTGCATTTAAATTATTATTTAGATTATTGTTTGATAAAGAGATTGAGTTATACTATCCTAGTACTGCAATGCTTAGAGTATCGGATGGTAAATGGAGTCAAGCCACTTCTATATTTGTGGATGTGACTGCCGGAGATCCTAATTCCATTATAAATAACTATATTAAAGTTGTAAGATCCGGTAATCAATCTTCCATTAAAACATTTAACTTATACATTTCTAGTATTAAATTTGTTAGAAATAATGTATGGGAAATATTCTTTGAACGTAGACATACAACTAATATAGATTTATATTCAATTGTATCCTTTGGTGGGTTTGAAGGTATAGTAGTTCCAACGGTTATATCATATTCAGTTGAAATTCCTGGACATAATTTTAAAGTAGGTCAATTACTTACCATTACAACACCAACCGATGTTGGTGATGCTGAAATGATAGTAAAGATTACTAAAGTTGATACCACAGGTGGGATTAGAAATATAGAAATTATAACCCATGATATTGGATATGTTAAAGATTTCTATTCTATTATTCAACCTAACAAAGTAACAGTAAGTAATAAATTATCCACAATTAATATTAATACACCAACAACGGAGTATACCTTTTTATCTAATTCATCAACTGATGGTCATGTTGAAAAGGGTTATTTAACAAATCCAAACTATTGGGGTAAAATATTAGACTATAATGACTTTAGTACCGATGACTATGTAGGTGAATTAAGACAAAGTTTCTATTCAAATATTACTTCATCATTGGATGATGAATATAAGAATTTTGCCACAATTAGATTTAATTTAGGGGCAATTGGTAAATATCCTGGGCATTATATTGCAAATGATGGATTTGTATCTGATAACTTCTTTATTCAAGATAGTAAATATTATCAAGCATATTCATATGTAATTAAAGTGGATGAACAATTATCCACATATAAAAATATAGTGCGATCTTATTTACATCCTGCAGGTACAGCATTATTTGGTGAATATATAATGGATACTCAGGTTGCGATATCACCAACAGTATCAAGTACTGAAGTAATAGGTAATAGTAAATTGCTTGGTAATTTTCCATATTTTTATATAGTGGAACAATTAGCGGTAACAGATTTTGCATATTTCACCATGTATAAAGCACCTGTTAATGATGATATAAATATAGTAGATTCTCATTCATTAACGATTTATTTAAACAAAACAGATACAGTAACAGCAAGTGATGTTCATGCTAATAATAATATAATGATAGATCCATATAGTGAAGGTTATTATTATGCGGTGGATTATGCCGGCGACGCAATTTATTTTTAAGGAGTATTAAATGTCTTTTCATTCAGAAGTAACAATAACAGGTAAATTGTTTATTGATAAAACAAATGGTATTACAGGTCAACATGAAATTTTTGGTTTTGACAATTTAGTGGTAACTACAGGTAAAGCATTTATTGCCAGTAGAATGGTAGGAGCAGCTTCTGCTGTTATGGGATGGATGGCTGCAGGTGCAGATATAACTCCTGCTAATATTGCAGATGTTGCATTAGGATCTCAATTAGGAGATATGGCAGCTTTAACCAATTCAGATCCCGTTAATAATACTGTAACTTATACCGCAACATTTGATGCAGGTGTTGCAACTGGTGATTGGACTGAAGCAGGTATTTTTGATGAAGAGGTTGGCGGTACAATGTTATGTAGAACAGTATTCCCTACAGTTGGTAAAGGTGCCGCAGATATTATCGTTATCACTTGGATTATTACAGTAAACTAATAAAGAATCTAACAATGAGCTCAATTATCAAATCAGCTTTAAAGACTGCATTTGCACAAACTGTGTATAGTGATTTAATAGCTAAACGTTCTAGATATTATTTCTTTCTAGGTAAACCTTTAGTATGGGATCAGGTAACTCCAAGTGATATACCTGAAACACCATCTGAAAGTTATGCCTATGAAATAGAAACTAGAAAAAATATAGTTTCAGCTAAGCAACTTAAAGCATCTGATATTTGTTTTGTGGTACCTAGATATAATTGGACAAGTGGAACAGTATATGATATGTATGATGATACATATAGTGTATCTAATCCTGCTCAATCAGGTGCAACATCATTAGAGTCTTCAATATTTTATATTGTTACCGATACATATCAGGTATATAAATGTATCTCAAATAATTATGATGCAGAATCAATTGAACAACCAACAAGTACAACAACTACATTAATACATACATCAGATGGATATATATGGAAATATATGTATAGTATTCCTGTTGCATTAAGAAATAAATTTTTAACAGCAGCAGTAATGCCTGTACTTGTTTCTTTAAAGGATCAATTCTATTCATCCGGTGCAATTACTTCCGTTAGTATTCCTAATCCAGGTGCAGGATATATGGGAGTACCACTTTTATCTATTGATGGTGATGGTTATATTGCAGATAATCCTTATGAAAATAGAGGATTCATTATTACAAATGGTGGTGCTAATTATGCTAGTCCTCCAATTGTTACTATATCTGCACCTACAGTAACAACAGGAATAGAAACTTTATGTGAAGGAACTGCTATATTAGATACAGGAGTTGTGACTTCAATAACATTGGATAATCCAGGATATGGATATGCAGGAGAACCAAGTATAATAATTGCACCTCCTATTACCGGGGCTTCTGAATTTGTAAATTCACATTCATATCCAACCAATAGTAAAGTATATTGGGAAAATAATTATTATGAAGTTACAGATGGTGGTATTACCGGAATTATAAAACCTGTACATACTTCAGGTGCATTTGTTTATGGTACAGCTGAATTAACTTACTTAGGAACAAGAGCTACTGCAATTGCAATTACAACTAAAACTAATGCAAGTTTAACCGCAGTTCTATCAAATGGAACATCCGGTGAAATAGTTAATGTAATAATTAATGATGGTGGTACTGCATATAGTTATGCAACCATCATAATTAGTGGGGGTAATCCAACATTAAATGCAGAATTATATGTTGATTTATCTCTTGGTGATTTAAATTCTGTACAATCTGCGGTTGAATTAAGTGCAATTAATGGTGCATTAAATTATATTAAAGTTACCAATCAAGGGGTTGGATATGATTTAGGTGCAACTGTTGTAATTACAGGAGATGGTGTTGGTGCTTCAGCCACTGCAACCACAATAGGTGGACATTTGACCGATGTTGTTATGACTAGTGTAGGTACAGGATATACACATGCAACTATTACAATTGTTCCTATTGGGGTAGGAGCTAATGCCACAGCTAGAGCAATTATAAGTCCATTAAGTGGACATGGTAAAAATGCAGAAACTGAATTGTTTGCAACATCATTAATGTTGTATTCTGCCATATCATCTGATAAAAATCAAGGATATACTTTAAGTAATGACTATAGACAATTTGGTGTTATTCAAAATGTTGAGAAATATATAGATACATCAAGATATACCGGAGTGTATGGATCTGCATGTTTTGCTTTAACCGGAAGTGTTAATCTATCTAATTTTGCCATTGATATGGAAGTAACAGATTCTGCAACAGGTAATAAATTTATTATTATAGCTTTAACTGAATCAGGAATGTTAGTACAATCCACTGAAAATACCACATGTTATGTTAATCAAGCATTGGTCAATTCAAGTAATAATGTATTTAGTGTATTGTCAGTATCAACCCCAGATTTTGATAAGTTTTCAGGTGAATTGTTTTTTATTGACAATCGATCATTGTTTATTCCATCTGTGGAACAAAGTATTATTTTAAGAAGCATTATAACAATATAAATATAAAAGAATTAATAAACGGAAAATTACCATGACAATAAATTTTACCACTGAGCCATACTTTGATGATTATTCAAAGGAAAATAAATTCTATAGAATTTTATTTAAACCGGGTTATGCTGTTCAAGCCCGTGAATTAAATCAAATTCAAAGTATTTTACAGAATCAAATTGAGGTTCATGGCAAACATATATTCAAAGAAGGTTCCATGGTTATCCCTGGAAATTCTAGTATAGACACCAAAGCAAATTATGTTAAACTTCAAGGTACAGATTTAATTACCAATTTTATTGGTTCTAAAATTACCGGATCTATCTCAGGAGTTACAGCACAAATTATACATGCTATAAATGCAGATGGTGTTGATGTTCCTACATTATTCGTTAAATATACAGGAAGTGGTACAGATAACACTTCTAAAGCTTTTGTAAATGGTGAAACATTGGTTGATTCTAATTCCACTGAAGTGGGGATTACCGCAATTGCAGATGCAACAGGTATAGGTAGTATTGCTTCAGTTGAATCAGGATTTTACTTCATTAAAAATGCATTTGTATATGTTACTGCTCAAACTATTATCCTAGACAAATATACCAATACTCCTTCATATAAAATAGGCTTAAATGTTATTGAATCTTTAATAACTGCATATGATGATGAAGCCTTATTGGATAATGCACAAGGTTCTCCAAATCATTCTGCCCCAGGGGCAGATCGTTATTCAATTGATTTGGTATTAACTAAGAAAAATATAGATGTTGCCAATGCCGGATCATTTATTATTGGTGAAAGCTATACTATTGTTTCTGTTGGAACAACTGATTTTGTTGCATTAGGTGCAACAGATAATATCATTGGTGTAACATTCATTGCTAATGCAGTAGGAACAGGTACAGGAACAGCAACAATTAATGAAGAGAATTTCATTCAATTGATTGTACTTAATGGTGGTAATGTATTACAAAAAATATCAGCATCAACTTATTCTATCATTGAACAAACATTGGCTAGACGTACATATGATGAATCAGGTGATTATACTGTTAGAAATTTCCAAATAGACTTACGTGAATTTAGAAATAACTTTAGAGGTGATTGGACACCATATACAAATTACCTAGCAAATGACATTGTGTCAAATGGTGGTAATTTCTATCGTTGTCGTAAAGATGGTACATCAAATAATGTTGCTCCAACTGTTACTGTAGGATCTACCACTGTAGGTACTACTGCAGTTGTATGGACATTTGAAAAGAGTCCATTCTTTAATCGTGGTGTTTATGATGTGGTTGAAGGTGAAACATTAATCACACAAAATGAAAATAAAGCTAAATTAGCTATTGGATTGGAACCGGGAAAAGCATATGTTCGTGGATATGAAATTGAGAAATTAGCTGTATCATATATACCTATTGAAAAAGCAAGAGAATTTACTCAATCATCTAATACCACTATTCCTGCAACTATTGGTAACTATGTTGTGGTAACTAATATTAATTCATTACCTGATATTTCAACATTCCAAGAAGTTAACTTATATGATAATTTAACTGTTGATGTTGGTGTTTCTTCAGGTAATTTAGTTGGTACTGCAAGAATTCGTGGTATAGAATTTAATAATGATACTGCACCGGGATTACAAACAACTAAATATAAACTTTCATTATTCAATATTAAAATGGTAATCGGAAAGAATTTTAACACAGATGTTAAACAGTTCTTTATTGATAATGGAGCAGTTGAAGTTAATTTTACCGCTGATATTTCACCTATATTAACTAAACTATCAGGATCGATAACTGCATCAGGAGTTAATGTTACAGGTAATGGATCTTTATTCATTAATGAATTAAAGGTTGGTGATTGGATTCAATCAAATGATACAGTAGATCGAGTGGCATCAATAACAACCAATACAACATTAGATGTTGATAATGGTTTAACACTAACAGGTGAAGTATACTATAAAATACAAACTAAAATATATGAACCTGAAAATGAATCATTAATATTTCCTTTAACACATCCTTATATTAAAACTATTAGAGATGATATGGGTAACAATGTAACTTCATATACCGCATCAACTCAATTTATAGAAACTAGTTCAGCTTTTGGTGATATAACAATTACTGTTACGGGTAATGATGCATTTGCTTCACCTGCAGATGCCGACAATTATTTAGTATTAGATAATGTTACCGGTTTAATTACAATACCAAC